TTTTATAAACATTCTTGAGAATAACCGCAAGGTTATCAGTATGCAGCCTCGTCAGATGGGAAAGTCACAGACGGTTGCTGCTTACATTCTTTGGTATACTCTGTTTCAATCCAACAAAACAGTGGCAATTCTTGCAAATAAAGCTGCAGCAGCGCGTGAGATATTGTTTCGATATCAGTTGATGTATGAGAATCTACCTCTGTTTTTACAACAGGGTATCAAAACATGGAACAAAGGGGATATTGAACTCGAGAATGGTTCAATTATTTTCACAGCCGCAACCAGTAAATCAGGTGTCCGTGGTCGTTCTGTTAACCTTTTATACGTTGACGAGACCGCTATCATTCCAAACAACATCGCTGAAGAGTTCTTCACTGCTGTATATCCTGTTGTATCAGCAGGTTCAACTACTAAGATCATTTTAACTTCTACTCCATTAGGATTCAATCACTTCTGGAAGTTCTGGAATGATGCACAGCAGGGTAGTAACGGGTTTGTCGCATTAAAAGTCAATTATAGTGAACATCCCGACCGGGATGATAAGTGGGCAGAAGATCAAAGAAAACTCCTGGGAGAACTTAAGTTCAATCAAGAGGTGCTGTGTTCGTTCATTGGATCATCTGCTTCCTTAATTGCGGGGGATGTAATTGCCACAATGTCACCGGTGCCATATGTGTTTACAACTGATGATGGATTAGACATTATAGAGGAACCTCAAAAAGATCATCAATACGTTGTAGTAGTTGATACATCTCGAGGTGTTGGTGGGGATTATTCTGCATTCACCGTTACTGATGTAACGCAGGTGCCGTATAAGTTAGTGGGTAAGTACAGAAATAACCAAATTAGTCCTTTGCTCTATCCAAATATTATACATAAAGTATGCGTTGACTTTAATAATGCCTACGTACTTGTTGAAGTTAACGACATAGGACAACAGATAGCAGATATTCTATACGGAGATTTGGAATATGAAAATATTTTCCGTGTGGGATCAAACGGAAAGGCGGGTCAGTTTCTAACAGCAGGATTCAAAGGCGGATCATCCTTGGGTGTAAGGACAACCAAACAAGTTAAACGAATGGGATGTTCAAATCTTAAGACCTTGATTGAATCTAAAAAGTTACTGATCTTCGATAAGGATGTCATATCAGAGTTATCAACCTTCATAGAAGTTCGCGGATCATACGCAGCAGATGAAGGCTATCATGATGACTTGGTTATGACACTTGTTCTATTAGGATGGGCAAGTAAAGATCCTTATTTTAGAGAATTGACTAACGTCAATCTTCGAAATGCATTATTTGAAAATCAAATGAAACAAATTGAAGAAGAACTGACACCGTTTGGTATGTTAAATACAGGGGTACCTGAAAAAGTTACAGCGGAAGTTGCAGATGGTGATTTGTGGATTACAGGTAGCATGGATGAATACATGGGCAAGCTGAAACAAAGTTGGTATGATGATATTCCCCATGAAAATAGGCGATTTCATAAATAAATTCATAACTATAAATTAATTTTAGCATAAACCCGTTCAAGGAGATTCACATGCCTTATCAACTTTCACCTGGTATCGTAGCCACAGAAAAGGACTTAACAACCGTAGTCCCTGCTGTTGCTACATCCGTAGGTGGATTTGCAGGGGAATTCCAGTGGGGGCCTGTAGATGAGCCAACACTTGTAACAAGCGAGGTTGATTTAGTCAACCAGTTTGGAAAACCTGATGCAAATACATACCTATCATTCTTCACCGCTGCAAACTTTTTAGGTTACGCAAACCGCCTCTACAATATTCGTGTTGTGGGTAATGGTGCTTTAAACGCTACACTTGCTGCAAATGTATCTTCAAATACAGCATCAGTTGGTGGTGAATTAATCAAAAACGATAATGAGTTTGATGGTGTAACCGCAAATGCAAGTATTCTTGTAACAGCAAAGTTCCCTGGTTCATTAGGATCATCTCTTGCTATTGTTCTTGTAGATAATGGAAACTTCGCAAATACAACTGCCACCATGCAGGCACTATTTGATGTGAGGCCCAATGTTTCTACATTTGCATCAACCTATGGTAATGCAGCCGCAAAAGATGAACTACACATTGCTGTTATAGATCAAGATGGATTTATCACAGGTACACAAAATACTGTGCTAGAAAAATTCCAATATCTATCAAAGGCTCCTGATGCTATTGGAGCAGATGGTAGAAGCATCTATTATCAAACTGTAATTAATGAACAGTCAAACTACATTCGTTGGAGAAGTCATCCAACTTCAGCCACTGGCGGCACTGTAAATTGGGGTTCAAGAATAACAGGACCTTCAGGTAATACAAATATTGTATTTGATACCATTACAACCAGCGCAACAGCAAATGTTAATGTTGGGTTTATGTCACTTACAAATGGAGCTATTGGTGGGACTGCAACAGGCGGTCAAATTGCAACAGGATTTGGATTGCTTGAAAACGATGAAATTTATGATATTTCTCTAGTTCCTACCGGTGCGATGGCGGGGTCACATGTAATCACTGTTGTTAACAGCTTAACTGGTGATGGAAAGAGAAATGATGTGGTGGTTTTTGCTTCACCTGAGTACGCAGATGTTCAAGCAAATATCGCAGATTCTACAAAAGCTACAAACGTTACAGGTTATAGAAGTACAGATCTAAACAACTTATCCTCATCATACGTAGTGATGGATAGTGGTTGGAAGTATCAGTACGACCGTTACAATGACGTTTATCGTTGGCTACCACTTAATGGTGATATTGCTGGACTTTGCGCTCGTACAGATTTTACAGCAGATCCTTGGTTCTCACCTGCAGGTGTCAATCGTGGACAGATTCGTAATGTCGTTAAGTTAGCTTTCAATCCTAATAAAGGTCAGCGTGATACACTTTATAAAGCTGGTGTTAATCCTGTTATCTCATCACCCGGATATGGTACAATCCTTTTCGGTGATAAGACACTACAGATCAAACCTAGCGCATTTGATAGAATCAATGTTCGTCGTCTGTTCATTGTTCTTAAGAAAGCAATTACCGCTGCAGCAAGAGCACAACTATTTGAGTTCAATGATGGATTTACACGTGCTCAGTTCAGAAATATCGTAGAACCTTATCTACGTGATGTTAAAGGGCGCCGGGGTATTACTGACTTCAAGGTTGTCTGTGACGAAACCAATAACACAGGCGAAGTAATTGATAGAAACGAATTCATTGCGGATATATATGTTAAGCCCGCTCGTTCTATCAACTTCATCACTCTGAATTTCATTGCCACTAAGACTGGCATTGACTTCTCAGAAGTAACCGCCTAAGGAGAGATTAAATGGCATTCGAAATCGAACAATTTAGAGAGACTCTTCTTGCAGGTGCTAGACCTAATCTTTTTGAGGTTGAAATACAAGGTGCAGAAGAATTATCAAATTTTCTTGTAACTGCAGCTTCACTTCCTGGCAGAACAATAGGCACCGCAAGTGCCTTTTATCGTGGACGCGAGCTTAAGTTAGCTGGAGATATGATCTTTGCTCCATGGACAACCACCATCATCAACGACAGCTCAATGCAAATGCGTGAGTATATTGAATCGTGGATGAATGATTATATTGAGGATCTAGAGGTTAAAACAGCTAGTGCAAACGAAACCGGAGAACCTTCAGGTTATTTTGGTGACGTTACAGTTCGTCAACTTGACAAAGGAGGTAGTCCAATTCGTGAATATAAGTTAATTGGATGTTGGCCTTCTGACATTTCAGAGGTTGGATTGAGCTTTGATGCAAATGACCAGATCAGTTCATTTACTGTGACATGGCAATATCAAAGATTTGAGGTTTCTAATCTTGCAGGTTAATTTTTTAAAAAGATAAATTATGGATTTGAACTTATTTGGGTTTAAGATATCCCGTCCAAAAAAGGAACCGGCAAGTTCACAGAGTTTTGTGACTCCGGTTTCTGAGGACGGCGCAACCACTGTTTCTGCTGGTGGTTATTATGGCACATATGTTGATCTTGATGCAACATCAAAGACAGAATCAGAGCTGATTACACGATATCGTCAAATGGCTATGTATGCTGAATGTGACATGGCTATTGAAGATATCGTGTCTGAAGCTATTGCAAATGTTGATGATGAGCCTCCAGTTACTATTGACCTTGAGGAATTACAACTTTCTGAGAACATTAGAAAGACAATTGAAGCAGAATTTAATGAAATTCTATCTTTGCTTGATTTTAACTCAAAGTCGCATGAGATATTTCGTCGTTGGTATGTAGATGGAAGAATATATTATCAGAAGATAGTTGATACTAGCAATGCTAAGAAAGGCATTCTAGAACTACGCTATATCGATCCTCGAAAGATCAAAAAGATACGTGATGTAAAGAAAGAAAAATTACCTAATGGTATCGATATTATTAAAACTATTGATGAATACTATCTTTATAATGATAAAGGTATTCAATATACTGTCGCCTTGAGTACAAGTCAAACTGTAACACAAGGTACAGGAATTCGAATTACATTAGATTCGATTGCATATTGCCATTCGGGTCTTGTGGATCTAGATAAAAATATTGTTGTGGGTTACTTGCATAAGGCAAT